GTTATTGTTAATCGAATGAGATAACAACCTCCGTAATGGATCAAATTCGAATTAACCTCATAGATTCTTTCTTGAGCAGCCGGTTGTGTTTCAACGCGACCTTTGGTGTTTACCACGATGACTACATGGAGTGGGTCAAGCTGTTCCTGTTTAAACATGTCATCGAGCATACTGCTAAGTTTGATTTTGCCACGATTCACATGACATTGGAAATGGTACTTTGCCGTTTGGTACCGGGCTTGGGTGATGCTCTTTATCCCGAGGAGGAGAATGAGGTAGATGGGCTTTCTTCTAGAGAGATTGATCCCTTTTATCTACCTTATGATGACCTCGATGTTGATTACACCGCCTTGTGTCGTGAACGTGATGATTCTATCCCGACCATACCGCCTGAGGATGAACTTTCGGTGATCGTGAAAAACATGACTTATATACCGGAGGGTACATCCTGGGGCGATGTTTCCGATTCGTCCTTTCAGGAACATCTCGAAGAAATACAACCAGTACCGTTAGGATCAGATGTTGGTCATACGATACCGAACGAGCATATTCCGTTCGATGATGACGGTCAACTGGTGGATGTGCAATGGTCGGATGCTATACCATCTCTGGCAACGGACGTGACGTGTGACGCTGATTACCGTGAGTGTGGGTTTGTTTCGTACTCATCTGGTTCTCAGCACTCCTCGCGATGGAAACCTAAGGTGTCCCAGGTCAAGCCGGACCCTTCGATTATACAATCAGCCATCGACGAGTTGTTTCCTCACCATCATTCTGTTGAAGACAGATTTTTCCAAGAATGGGTGGAGACCCACGACATCGATCTCGAAGTTTCGGATTGTAATTTGGACATGTCGGTGTTTAACGACTGGTCCAAGGGAACCGACACGAGACTCGTACCGCAGATGTGTGTGGGGGGTTTGTCGCACAGAGTTCCCACTCAGCGCGAAGCATTACTCGCGATAAAGAAGAGGAACATGAACGTGCCTGAGCTGCAGAGCCAGTTTGACCACGAGGACGTTTTGAACCGGTGCGTTAATAGGTTTTTGACGCACGTCGTTGACAAAACGCGATTGGGAAAATTGATGCCGATATCTGGTGAGGAAGTTTACTTCTTCAACCAATATCTGGAGAACAAGAATCCACCTTTGTCGGAGTACAAAGGTCCGGTGCCATTGTTGGCTCTTGATAAGTATATGCACATGATCAAGACCACCTTGAAGCCTGTCGAAGACGATTCTTTGCACATAGAACGGCCTGTTCCTGCCACCATTACGTATCACAAGAAGGGTGTTGTTATGATGACGTCTCCCTATTTCTTGTGTGCTATGGTGAGATTGCTTTATGTGCTTAAGAGTAAGGTTTTTATACCGACAGGGAAATACCACCAGATATTTCAGATGGATCCAGTTAGACTAAAAAATTCGAAATTTTTCAAGGAAATTGATTTTTCGAAATTTGATAAGTCTCAAGGCAGGCTCCATCATGATGTCCAGCTTAGATTGTTTTTACATCTTGGCATACCGCAACATTTCGTAGACACGTGGTTCAATGCCCACGAGAGGAGTCATATACGAGATAGAGATTGCGGTATTGGATTTTCCGTTGATTATCAACGACGAACTGGTGATGCGTGCACGTACTTGGGTAATACTCTAGTAACTTTGAGTGTTCTAAGTTACGTGTACGATTTATCCAAACCTGATATCTTGTTTGTTGCTGCCAGTGGTGATGATAGCTTAATCGGATCATTAAATCCGTTGCCTCGAGATAAGGAAGACCTTTGTGTCTCATTGTTCAATCTCGAGACGAAATTTCCACACAACCAACCCTTTCTGTGTTCAAAGTTTTTGTTGGTCGTTGAGTGTGATGACGGGACTGAGGAAGTTTTGGCAGTGCCGAATCCTTTGAAAATACTCCAAAAAATGGGACCTAAGAATTTGCAGGTTACTGTATTGGATGATTATTATCAAAGTCTGTGTGATATCCTCTGGGTGTTCGAGGATGCCGACATATGTCGAAGGGTCGCTCAGCTGGCGGAATACAGGCAATTTAAGGGCAAAAGAAGTTGCGTGTTCCTGGAGAGTGCTTTGCTGAGTTTACCGAGTCTTGTGGCAAATAGATTGAAGTTTATAAGGAGAACCATCAATTTAGAAGGTTCTAAAGCTTGTATACGAAATGATGCTTATTCCAATCTTATTGCTTGCAATGTCTCTAGGGCTAAATGCGGACGTGATGCAGCCGGATCCGATTCCGTCAACAGCGCCCGGGAAAGTGTCCCAACCAGAACCCCCAAAGAATGGGGTGGGTCGAGGAAGCGCAACCCAGGATGTGCTGTTAGGCGAGAGGGAGTCCGTGAAGGTGACCGCAGCGAGTTCAACGGAACAGGTTCCCATAGAACTGACTATGGAAGAAAGAAGCCCTCCCGGAAGGGAGGGTTCAAAGTGCATTGACTGTGCCGTTGATCACCTTCCTGAAGTTGCGTTTTCAGTGAAGGTGCCGAAGTTGAATATCGACTTCGAAGTGAAGGATTTTCCTTCATCAAAGTTAATTTTTGCCAATCTTGCCAAGAGAATTCGGTCTATACCTTTTGTTAGATCATTGAGTGTTTCCAATGATTTACAAAGGATGCAACTGAAGTCTTTGGGTAATATTGATGTCCACATCGAGATTCCGAAATTTGGTTGGAACCAAGTTTTGAAGTTGTCAGATGTGGTGGCCGGGTTTAATATCCCGAAGATACCTAGCATAGCTCCAAAATTGGAGTCATGTGAAGGTGGTTGTTCCACAACGTAGGTTGTGATGCCTCCATGTGAGAAGGTCATTCGGGTGGCTACTTAAGCGCTTCTATACTTAAGTACCGAATGTTATACCGTCATTATCTAGTGATAATAACGATGCCTATTTCTATGAAATAGAAGC